TCTTGATCTAAAATTAGCAGTGAATACAATGAGGAACATGTAATGTTGGGCAATGATATATTAATGAGCCGCGCATTACGTTATGCTGTTGACGAACATAATTTAACCATGGATGCGTTGGCCAATCTCAACGGTGATTTAAAAACACAACTACAAGATTTAAGCATTGAGATAAGTCAAGATATGAAGTATAATCAGCTTAAATACTTTAGACCGTTTGAACATCAAAAGAAATTCTTTCTAACTGGAGCATCAGGTCGCAGAGGAATACTTGCTGCCAACCGAGTTGGTAAAACAGTGAGCACTTGTTATGAAACTGCCATGCACTTAACTGGACTTTATCCAGATTGGTGGGAAGGTTATAGATTCACAACTCCTATCACAGCCATGGTAGCAGGTGAGGGTTGGAGTCAGGTAGCATTGGTGCTACAAAATGAATTACTAGGAACACAAGATGTTAAAATTACTGAGAACTTGGGAACTGGTGCTATACCGCGTGATTGCATTATCAGTGACACTATGCGTAATGATGGAGCCAACAATATCGGCTGTGAAATTCGTCATGTATCTGGAAGTAATAGTTATCTGTTATTTGCTAACTACACTCAGGAGGTTAGACAACTCCAAGGATTTAAGTTAAACTTAGCAGTATTTGATGAACAACCACCCGACGACTTTTTCAGTGAGATTGTTACGCGAACTGCTACCACGCAGGGTAAAGTTCTATGTTCGTTCACACCACTTAAGGGTCTTAATGGCCTTGTAAGTAAATTTTGGAACAACGAAGAAGGCTATGAATACATTCGTGTGTCATGGGATGATGTTCCAGAGTATAGCCCTTGGGGCGAACCATTTCTACTTGCGGCAACAAGACGACAGTTAGAAAAAGATTATCTACCACATGAACGAGAAGCCCGTATTGCTGGTAAACCAGTAATGGGCAAAGGCGCAGTATTCCAATTAGGCAACTGGCCCACATATAAAACAGGAGACATTGATTTCCTACGCATGAGTCGTATACAACGAGTCATTGCACTTGACCTAGGATTGGTCAATGACAAAACAGTTATCACCTTAATGTATTGGGAACCATATGAGCGAACTGCTTATTTACATAGACAAATTGTTGTGCAGGGCATTGAAGAAGCAGTCCCCACGCAATATATCAATCATCTCCTTCGTCCTGAAGTGTTTGGCACTCCTATTGTTCTTCCTGCTGACGCATCTACTGCTGGCAGATACACTATGAGTGCTAACAGCATTCGTGAACTGTTTGAACAATACGAACTAAATGTTATAGACAAGGCAATTATGAATCCGCCAGACAGTCAAGGGCGTGTAACCAATCACAAAGCATATGGCATTAACCAAATGCGACAAATGTTGGAAGTTGGCAACCTAATGGTCAATGAGAATTGCACCTATTTTTTAAATGAAGCACAGAATTATTTCGTAGATGAAAAAGGAAGATTTAGTGATCCAGACGACTGTATTGATAGTTGTAGGTATGCTTTATTGGCTTGCTTACAAGGCATAGCAGAACCCTGGGACAACAAAACACCGGGCCAAAGAATGGCATCGCAGAGAGATAGATATATCACAAAAGATTATAGTAAAAAACCAAGTTGGAAACAAGCATATGACCCAAATTAAATTTATTTGTGCAATAGAAGACAACACAATGATAATGTGTGAGAAACACGCAAAGGTATTTGAATTAGCCGCAATGACAGCACAGACACCACATACAGTATATGAACTAGATGAAGAAGATTCTGAACACACGCATTGTCACGCCTGTGATTTACAGGATGAATTAACTCGTCCGCGCATAATTATAGCACATTAAAAAACGCTAAATAATAGTATCTAAAGGGCTGAAAGAATTATGCTGAACATTAAAACAATTCCAGTGCAAGACATTAATCAAAATAAAAAGATTAATGCTACATTTGTGCGAATGAAAAACCAAATGGATGTCAAAATGGCAAGTTATTTGCGTTACCTAGGAACAAAGAACGCTGTAAACCGTGCCAGTGATTATCACTACTTGTGCTTGGCAGTTACAGAATCAACTGCTCCTGTAAACGGCATTGACTACATCCACCCCACAGTTAAACCTGTTGTTGATTATGCCACAGCAGTTATTGCCAAAGGACTTATGCCCAATGGCGAAATTAACTTTGAGTTTGTAGCCGATGACGAAATGGACGAAGAAGCCGCAAGACAAGCCACAAACATGGTTAGTAAAGTTATTAACCAAATGAATGATCCTCACTTTATTTTAGAGCGTTGGATCATGGATGCCGCAATGCACAAAAATGGTATGATGATGATCAAACCTGTGCGTGAATTTGTTACTCGTTATGTAGAAACAGAAGGCACCAACGAACAACTAAAAGCATTTGAATTACAAGCCGCTGAATCTGGACTAACAACATTACGCCAAAACAAACGACAAGTCACAGTAATGATGGACAAGGCCATGGCAGAGATTCAACAGTTAATGGGTCAACAACAAGGTGAACTGGCCAATGAACTAGTAGACAAACATGTGGCCAGTATGCGTAACATGGATGACGAAGACAACTACAGTGAACTGGCAGCAGGACAAGCAGAAGTATTAAACAACCAATTAACTGGGCAAGAAGAAATTATCAATGCGGCAATCACACGCAACACAATTTACCGAGCCAAATACAAAGTAACTGGTTACAACATCAATGTTAGATTCCATCCCATTGCACAGCACTACTGGGTATGTGATCCCACAGTTGCTGAAATGAAGGATCAACCATTCTGTGGTTATTTTGATCCAATGAGCATTCAAGAAGCAGTTGAGTTATATCCTGACTTGAATGGTGACTTGGATAACTTCCGTGAGTTTGCTGAATACAACCAAAACGGTGCGTATCAAGCAGGCTCAGTATTAAACAACTTGGCTATTCATGCTAGAGATTCTGTGCCAGTTATGGGTATTCCAGTAAGTAGTGCCGCTAGTGCAGATCCAGATTCAAGACAAGTTTCAATTGTAACTGTATGGAACAAGTATGACATTGATGGTGACGGTGAACTAGAACTAATTGAATTAATCTATTCAGGTTCATATATTATCAGTGCTAGAGAAGTAGAATTTATTCCTGTGGCTAACATGTGTCCAAAACCATTACCTGGCAACTTCTATGGAATGAGTATTGCTGAATCAGTTATTCCAATGCAGGAATATTCAACATCAGCGGCTAGAGCAGAGATCCAATTGGGTCTATTAACTGCTACTCCTCGTATTGGTGTTAAGCCAGATAAGTTAGACTTTGAAATGTTACAGGATGGCGAAGCCGCTATCTTTATTTTGGACAGCAAGTTTGATCCTGCCAAAGACATTTACCAAATTCCTCCTCCAAGTGGTAATTTAAACTTCTTGGAAGTTAGTATGAACCGCATACAAAAAGACACCATGGCCATGGTTGGTATGACTACTCCTACAGATGTATTCAATCCAGAAGTCATGGCACCAGGCAACAGCGGTATCAAACTACAAATGGCACTGACACCAAACCAAATTATTCAAGACAACACAGTTCGCAATGCCGCTGAAGGCTTGAAAGAAAGTTTGTATTTAATTTGGCGCACATTGATCCAATATGGTGATGACTACGGCGTTAAGAAATTGGCAGCCAGTTGCAGACCAGATAAGAAGCCAGAGTTCATGGACTACAAAGCCTGGGATGAAATGACATCAATGACTGACCGCAAGCAATTAACATTGGAACTTGCTCTAGGTATGAATAGTGAAGAAAACGCACTGAACAGACTGCAAATTATTCAAAAGAGTCAAAGTGGTCTAATGCAAAGTGTTCAAGCCATGGTTCAACAAGGAACAATGACACCTGAAATGTATAAGAAAGTTAAAAAGCCCTATGCTGATACACTATACACATTAGGTGTTAAAGACTGTGATGTTTATCTGCCAACTGATGAAGAAATTGCTAAGATGATGAAGCAAGCAGAAGAAGCGCAGAAGAATAAGAAACCAAATGCACAAGATCAGAAGTATACTGCTGATGCTGAATTGGCACAGGCCCGAGCACAACAGATTGCGGCTGAAGTTGCAGGTGAAGATGCTGAAAGTCAAATGGACTTTATGGCCCTGGCCATGGGCACACCAAAGGTGTATTCTTAACGCTAAATAACATATAATAGAATAGCATATGATAGACAACAATACAATAGATTTTTACAACAGCAGACTAACAGTTGACCTAAGTCAACTTAGTAAACTAACAGCAAGTCAAACTGATCAAGTTAGACATTACGGTAGTCTTGCTGAAGCATTATTGAAGAACAGAGATCTCGCGATGTTTGTTCATCATTTTAAATTTAGTCTAGCAGATGAACTTGCGGCCATTCGCAGTCATACGCCAGACGACAATACTCGCAGGATTGCTTTAAGCAATGAACTTGCAGGCATTGATAATTTTGTGAATAGCCTTAAAAGGGCTGTTTACTTAAAGAACCGTATTGGTAACACTAATGAAGTGCCCAATACTTAATTAAGGAAAATAAATGGAAACAACGATCAGCCCTAATGTTCCGCAGAACACGGCCACTGACCAAAGTGCAGTCCCAAGTTTGGATAGTATTGCATCTAAAATGACCGCTATGCGTGAAAACACACAGCGTAACCTGATTAGACAGCAGTCCGAGCAAACTGCAACAGGAGTAGATGATGCGGCAGCAGATTCAGCCTCTGTGGCACCCAATATGGAAGCCGAAATTGATGATACCAACAGCGAAGATTATGACAGCGACAATCAAGAAGCAGCCGCCCAGGAAACTGTAAGCACTGATAGTAATGATTCTACAGCAGATGAACTAATAGACTTTGTTGAGTTCGCAGAAACGAACCCAAATGCCAAATTCAAATTTATGAAGAATGGTAAAGAAGTAGTTATTGATGCTAAGAAAGCCGCATCTATTCTTGGTCAAGGATCAGCAATACATGAAGAAGCCCGAGAACTAAAAGTTCAAAAGGCTGAATTTGATGAGTATCTAAAAGAAACTTATAGCAGGCAGGAAGGTTTAACACTAGCAATGGAGTTTACCATCCAACCAAAGTTGCAAGGTGCGTATGATGAGATTTTGAAAACTCAAAATTATCAAACTACATTCCAGCAACAAT